GATGAGAAGAATATTTTTATTTATGATATTATTTATGGCTCAGAAATGCGCATAGATGAAGTAGTTCCAATGGTAGAAGATAGACTAGAGACAGGCGTGGACTATGAGTTTATTGCTGACCCCTCAATCAATAGAACAGAGAGGGACGGTCACTCTATTGCTGACGAATGGGAAGAGTATGGCATTGAGTGGGAAAGGGCTAACAATGATAAAAGAGCAGGATTTGATCGGGTAGCACGCTATTTGGCGACCGATAAGAATGGTCACTGTCAATTAAAGTTCTTTGATGTAAGAAATATGGGTTTTCTTTTAGACGAAATGATGGATTACAAGTGGAAAGAATTAAAGCATGGGCATAGCCAGAAAAGCGCACCAGAAGAGCCTGTGAAAAAGAATGACCACGCAATGGACTGTGTTAGATATTTAGTTCATGCGGTAGAAGGTTCAAATAAACCGAAACGCAAGAGTTCCTATCGAACACCGAGTTTCTTTAAACGTACAACAAGTTGGATGGGTACATGAGCGATTTAGCATATTTACATGAAGTATATCAAGCAATGCAGAGCGGCAATAGGACATTTATGCAAGCGGCAAAAGAATCTATGTATTTTTATACAGGTGGGTACGGAACTGGACAATGGGATAGTTCCGACATATCAAAACTAAGAGCTGAAGGCCGTCCTCCTCTTCAGCTGAATATTATTCTTCCAAAAGTAAACTTAGTGACTGGTATTGAAAGACAAGGTAGAACATCATACCGTGCCAGACCTGTAGAAATGAATGATGATAATGAAGCGAAACTGATTACTTCTCTTTTATATCATTTAGAAAACAATCAATCGTTAAACAATGTATTTAGTCGTGTTTTTAAGGACGGTGTAATTACAGGTAGAGGGTGGGTAGACTTATCTGTAGAAGCAGGCGAATACTTTGATAGTAAGATTAGCATCAGAAGAGAGTCTTGGATGAATGTACTAATGGATCCAGAAGCGACCACTCCTGATTGTTCACAGTGGGGTAGACTAGCAAGAACCAAGTTAATCTCTATTTCTAAAGCTAAAAATATGTTTCCAGATGCACTGAGAGATGTAAAGAATGCTGAAGATATACAAGAGTCTCTAGTAGGCGAAGAATCCTTAACTGGTGTACAGTTAGGCGATAAATATAAGAATGTAGACCCTAACTACGGTTTTAAAAGCATGGAAGCCTATAACATGGATGCACATCGCAAGAAGATTCGCATTATAGAGTTATGGGAGAGAGAGTATGAAAAAGAATTTTATTTAGTGAATCCGCAAACAGGAAGGTTTTCTCAGGAAGGTTTCAAGACCAAACGTAAAGCGAATGAAGCCATTAGAAGTATTATGGAAAGACCTGAGATGGAAGTCGCTCCTGTAGAGTTGAATGTGGTGTCTAAAAGTGTTCCGAAGACCTATGTAACTGTATTTGCAGGTGCAAGAGTCTTACAGGAAAAAACACCAAATCCATATAAACATAATCAGTTTCCATTAATACCGTTCTTTTATACGTTTGAAGACTCTGGTGATAATGTAGAAACATTTGGAATGGTTGAAAATTTAAAAGACCCTCAGAGAGAAAAGAATAAGCGTAGGTCACAAGCCTTAGATATTATTAATCGTTCTCCAAAGGGTGGTGGTATCTTCACAGGAAATAAGGTTACTGCAGACCAAATGAATAGAGCTTCAGCGAATGGAGAATGGATAGGTATACCTGGATTCAAAGGTAGAATATCTGATTTTATGAGTCAATGGTCTAATCAGCACACAGCACTTGTACCAACGATTGCTTCGTTTGAACAGAGAAGCGACTTTGATGCGAAAGAAATTAGTGGTGCGACAGATCCAATGATGGGTATAGCAACCAGTTCTACAGAGTCTGGACTTGCAGCTCAAACTAGGATTCGTCAAGGTATGAATACCTTAATGGAACAAATGGAAAACTTAGATACTTGTAAAAAGAATACATTAGAAATGGCAGTGTCTAATATGCAACAGTATTATTCTGTAGATAAGATACAAAGAATTATAGGAGCTGAATTTGATAAGGTGGAACCTGAAGAACAGGCAGAAGTCAATCAGATCATCAGCCAATTTTTGGACAACTTCTCAACAATGGAGTTTGATGTGGTCTTAGACCAGGGTCAAAATACTCCAACGATGAGAGCGTTAATGGCTAACCAAGTTGGGGAATTAGTACGAAATGGGTACGCTAGTTTATTCCCACTTTTCGTTGAACTATCCGACATGGAAGCATCCGATGAGATACTGGAGAAATTTGAGCAAGAACGCCAAGCTCAAGTCCAGTCGCAACAACAACAACAACAAAAACCCCCACCTAAAGGTGGAGAAGGAGTAATGCAATAATGAGTGAATCTAAGTTTCAATATATTGATGAGGAAAAGGAAATGTCTGGTGAAGAGTATAGCGACTCTAACGTAGAAGAATCCCCGACCAATAACGAGACAGAGGTTGAAGCAGAATCAACCGAGACCCCAGAAACAGCAGAGCAAAAGTTACAAGTAGGCGAGAATCAATTTGATTCCGTTGATGACCTTTTGAAATTTGCTGAAGAAAGGGATAAGTCTTATTCTAACCTACAAAGCCTAAATGGCAGACAAACCAATGAACTTGGTGATTTGCGTAAAATGGTCGAAGAACTAAAGGAATCAATGGAACCTCAAGAGGAACCAGAGATAGTCCCTGAGTTTGATGAATACGACCCTGCAAAGCAGAAAGAGTACATTGAGTTTATGGCTGCGAAAAAAGCACAAGATATGATCGATCAGAGGTTCCAAGCTGAAGAAGCGAAGAAAGCTGAGACAGAGTATAATGGTGCTATGGATGCTATGATGAATGATTTCATTGAAAAGAATCCACACTTAGGTCAAGAAGAGTTAGCAAAGATTGCTGCTTTTGGCGATGAAAGGGGCATCACCTTTATAGAGGATGCCTATAATGTTTATAACATTCAGAACAAACCTGTTAAGGATGTTACGAACTCAGAGATAGATAAAGCGAGAAAAGCAACGGAAGCAACCAAGATACCGACCACACTGTCTAATGTTAGTACAGGAAACGAGTCGGACACAGATTACGATAATCTAAGCCCTGAGCAATGGAGCAATTTATCCCCTGAAGTTCGTAGGAAAGCCTTAATGGAAGTTACTTCTGGATTTTAATTAGGAGAAAAAAATGGCTACAGTTTCACATAAAGAAGGCCCTTTTGATTCAGCTTCTGGTTACGGAATGACATCTCCACAAACTGACGCAATGCCTGGTGGAGTTATGGCTGCAATGATCGACTGCTCTGTGCAAAACATGGGTGCAGGAGACATTCTTGAGGCTATAACAATACCTGCAGGTTCTATTGTTGTTGAAGTTGGTATTTCAATACTCGTAGCAGAAGGTGGTACAGCAACCGCTGATATTGGTTTTACTGACGATGGCCCAGATGGATTCCTTGATGGAGTTAATCTTAATGGCGCAGTCGGTATTACCTATAATAGCTTAAACGCAGCAACTGGTGCTGACACCTTTTCAGGTGGAAGATACCAAGCCGCTGAAGATACGCTTGACGTAAAATTCGTCAATGCTATGGATGCAGGTAAGTATGTTGTCTGGTGTAAATTCTTCAAAACTAACCTTAACTAATAGGAGTCAATAATGGCAGCAAATTGGGCATCAGGCCTACAAGTTTCACGATGGGCTAAAGAACTCCAGAGTGAAGTTAGCAAAGGAGTTTACTTTAGTAAATTCATGGGTGAAGGCCCAGGAAGTGCAATTCATGTAAAGCAAATGGAAGATGGCAAAGGTAAAGATGTTACTTTTGGTCTTGTTTCTCAGCTTTCAGGAAGTGCAATTACTGGTGATTCATCATTAGAGGGTAACGAGCAATCGCTATCTACCTTTTCAAACACAGTTAGCACGAATCAAAAAAGGTTAGCTGTAAGAGATACAGGTAAATTCGCAAACTCTAAAGTGCTTTATGATTTCAGAAGCACTGCCCTAGATCTTCTCAAAACACAATATGCAGAACTTATCGATGCAGATATTTTCTCAGCACTATCTAAAACAAGTGGTACTCATGCTTATGTACAAGCAGATGCTACAGATGGAGCAACCTATGGAACTTCTGATCCAAAGGCTTCTCTAATAGTAGATGATAAAATCACTTTAGCTGATATTAGTGCATTGAAAACAATCGCTCAGATAGGTGGATCTGCTAACTACAGAATGAGACCAATCCGTGTAGACGGTAACGACTACTATGTATTGGTTGTACATCCTGAAGTTGCTTATGACTTGTTTGAACTCGATGAGTTTCAGCAAATGCAGCGTGAAGCTCAACAGCGTGGTGATAGCAACCCATTATTCTCAGGTGCTTTAGGTATCTATAATGGAGTTGTAATTCATTCACATGAAGGAGTTAATGTTGCAGCAAATGGAGGTTCTAGTTCAAATATTAATTTTGCTAGAAACCTTTTCATGGGCGCACAAGCAGCTTGTTTTGCAGAATCATCTGATATGATGTGGGTAGAAAAGACCTTTGACTATGGAAACCAACTTGGTATTTCAGCAGCAAAGATCTATGGTGTAGACATTAGTGACTACAACAGCAAAGACTACGGTGTCATCCAGTACGTTTCAGCAAGGACTAATCTGTAATCAATAACCGAAGAGGGGGATTAATCTCCCCCTCTTTATTGGGAATATTATGACCTTAACAGAAATAACAACAGAAGTCAGAAACATTACAGGAGTAGATGCTACCTCTGTTGTCTCTGATGCTGTTATACACGACCTTATTAACGAAGCTCAATATCAACTTTGTGATGAGGCAAATCTATTGCAAGGATATGCAACTCGTAATTCAGTTGTAGACACGAGAGAATATGCAATGAAAAATAGTAATGTCGATGTTACCGACTGGACTTTATTTCAAAATAATACTACTGGAGCTATAACATCAGGACAATCTTTAGAATCAATGACTCGTATATATAGAGTTGATTATGATGGAAGTATTTGTCAGCGTATTGGTATTAACGAAATTAATGATATTGCCGATGATTCTTCGATGAGCAATATTACTACAGATAAAGCCTTTTATATCCACGAAGACAAGTTAGGAATATTCCCTACTCCGACTGAAGTGAAAGAGATAAAAGTTTATTATTATCGATTACCACATAAGATGCTTATAGAAGCAGTGACAGCATCTGCCTCTACAACATCTAATATGACTTCAACGGCTGATTTAAGTATTGGAATGAAAATGTCTGGATCAAAATTTTCAGTAGGGACTGTTGTAAGTAGTATTACAAGTGCAACGCAGTTTACTACAAATATTTCTTCTGGTTCAGGTGGTGCAGATACTGTAGCGTTTAGTGAGTTTGAAATAGATGACCGTTATCAACGCATACTTATTTACTATCCTTGTTGGAGAGTATCAGAGAGGCTTAGAGACCTAAATTTAATTTCATATTTTAAAAACGAATGGTTAGAACAAAAACAAAGAGTTATTCTTGAAAGACAATCCAGAGATGGAAGTACAATCCTAACTGTTCCTTATAACGACTTTTAATGGCTAGAAAAACTATAAGAGATTTTTCAGGTGGATTAGTTACTTATCAATCTGAATTAGATATATCTGATAATCAGTTTCAAAAGTTTGATAATGCTATCAATACAAAGCGTGGTAGTATTACAAAAAAGGGTTCAAATGTAGTTCAATCAGCTGCAATATCAACAAGTGTTGATTTAAATACTGAATTTCTTCGCTACAGGTCTGAAAAAGATGCTAGTGGTAATAATACTAGTACAGAATGGTGGGTAGTCGCAAACGCAGATAAAGTATATAGAGCAAGTGTTGAAGACGGTACTTCAGGTTCTTGGGCAACAGTCAATACTTATTCTACTCTTGGTAGTGAAACAATCACCAATAAAGATTTTAGTGCAAGCTCAGATTGGACTTTTGGTACTGGTTGGAGTAGAGTACAACCTGATCCTGGGGTTAGTGAATTTATAGCTTCATACTCTTCAGGTTCTGGGGATGGAGTTTTATCTCAATCGAATGCAGATATGGCTGTCAAACTCAAGAAAAATAATATTTATAAACTTCAATTTGTAGTAGGTAGTGGAACAGGGACTGTTGAGATTACAAATAGCGGTGGAACTGAAGTTTATGCTAGTAGTGCTGCTTATAATTCTGCAACACATACAGTATATTTTTCACCATATGCGAGCGGTGGTGGCATTGCGTTAAGTACAAAATCTTCAGCCTCATTTACAATTGAATCAGTATCTCTCAAAGAAGCTCCTAAACATGACCTTCTAGTCCACAATCAAGTATTAAGAATTAGTGATGGTGCATTTTTAAACAACTCTAAATGGTATGGGCATATTAAAAGAGATTTTTTCGGTTCAGGTGAAACATATTCTGATGGCTATCGCTTTAGAAGACCTCCTATGGCTACTGCTTTGAATGCTTGGACATTGGAAGATACAGAATTAACACCTCCAACTGTCACTGCGATGAAATACGCTTTTGATCAAAACAATGATATTAACGCAGCAAATGAAGTAGGTATTTTTGTTCATTTTCCTGCAGGTAACTCAACTGACCCTGAATTAATACCTTCAGCCCCTGCAAACACTTTTAACAACAAAGATAAGTATACAGTTACATTCTTATATGATTATGTCCAAGAAAGTGAATTAGCTAGGGATGTTAATGGTGACATAGGTGTATTTTCTCAAAACTCTATTGGTTCAACAGGTGGAGAGCATTGCCCAGGTATTCAAATTGTACCATTCACTGGTTCTTCTCTTGCAAGTTGGAATAAAAGAATTACAGGAATTAATTTATATTGGCAACCCGAAGATGATGTTGATTGGTATTTAGTAACTACGTATGACACTCAGCATGGTTTTTCAGAAGACCCAAGAGCTAAAGATTCTGCAGAAGATGTAGTCATAAGAAGTGGATCAACGATTAAAACAAATAATGGATACTGGATTCCATGTATGGAACCTTATGCTGCTAATGCAGATAGTTATGAAAATATTAACGCTTCAACATCAAGTACATTCACAGAAAAAGACGGTACAAGCAGTTGGGGAACAAACTTTACTGCAAATAATATGGTTTTTGTGTACCCTACCACATCTGCCACTACTTTAGCTGAGGCTTCTGCACAATTAGCTCAAACGATTACAATTATTGCAAGTATTAAATCTGTAAGTGGTACAACCCTAACAACAGGTGTTAGTGGCGGAGCGACAGTAAAGTGGAAAACTTGGAACGGTGAGGAACAAGAGGTTGATTCCCCATTTAATATGAATGATGCTAGAGCTTTTGCTGCAGCTGTATCTACAGATAAACTTGCTACTTGGTATATACCAAATGATGGTTTAAAGCTATCTACCTATAATTCACTTACAGGTAGAGCTGCAGAAACTAGATTAAAACCAATTAAATGGAATACAGCGACTGTTGTTGGTAATAAAGCATTTTATGCAAATATAGATTTTAAGGATGAGAATGACCAGACACTTCGTGAAAAGAATCGCATTGTCTTTACTGATAACTTTAAGCTCGATGAGGCAGTGGTGGGAACCAAGTTTGTTGATGTTGGTAAGAATGATGGCGATGAAATAACTGTATTACATTCTGCTCAGAATAGATTATATGTCTTTAAAACAAGAAATATTTATATCTATAGAATACAAAGCGCACAATCAGTAAACTTTATTTTAGAAAGACATATTGCAGGTATTGGTTGTTTACATAAACACGCAGTGATAGATACACCTTATGGTATTTGCTTCGCAGATAATAAACAAGTAAGTCTTATTCGTGGAACAGAAGTATCTGAACTATCTCTTTTAATTAGAGACACTTATCAGGCATTAGATCTTAAAATAAATGAAGGTGCATTATCTCTTGGCTACCACGCAAATATTAATACCTTAGTTGTGAATTATGACTTTGATGCGAATATAATGTATGCGTATAACTTTGATACACAATCTTGGTCTAAATTTGATGGGTTCACAGGTCACTATCAAAGTCAATTTGTTTTATCTGATACGCAAGAATTACAAACGTATGAAGGAGAAACCAAGAAGGTTGCTAATGTTTTCAGTAGTACAGCAAATGATGCGACTTCTACAATGTTATTAAAGACAAAAAGATATGACTTTGGTTTACCTGATAAATTTAAACGCTTTACAAAATTGCACATTACCTATAAAGGGAGTAGTACAGGAACAGCTATGTCTTATAAGGTGTATATAGACGGTAGTGATACTGCATCTATTACACAAGAAATGATTGAGCATTCTACGTTGCAAACATATTCTAGTATTGTGAATGAGCTAGGAAAAAGCATTGA